TAATGCTATTTCAAGCGATATGAAAACTTACAGACAAGCTCTTAGAGATTTACCTGATGGTAAAGACACTGTTGCTAAATGTACAGACGCTACTTGGCCAACTAAACCATAGTCTTTTTAAGTTTTTTTAATCCTATGTAAACGTTGATTCACAACGCAATTTAATATAATTTAGGATACATATGTTACAAAAAGTGGCTTTTTTGCCGGGATTCAATAAACAGGTTACTGCAACAGGTGGTGAAAACCAATGGATAGATGGTGACAATGTTAGGTTTAGATATAGCACACCTGAAAAAATAGGTGGCTGGGCACAATTAGGATCTACAGAACTTACAGGAAGAAACACAGCTATACATCATTTCATAAACGCAACAGGTATTAAATACGCTGCGTTAGGAACTAACAAAGTTTTGTATGTATACTCAGGTGGTATCTTTTATGATGTACATCCTATTAGACTTACAGCAACTTTAACAAGTGCCTTTACAACTACAAACGGATCAGCAACAGTTACAATAACTTTTGCATCAGACCATGGATTAAATATTGGTGATGTTATTTTATTAGACAATTTTTCAACTATCACTAATTCTAATTTTGCAGCTGGAGATTTTAACGATATTAAATTTGAAATTAAAACTATTCCAACAGATACAACTTGTACAATCACTATGCCTTCTAGCGAAAGTGGTTCTGGTGCAACAACTTCTGGTGGTATTAGAGTACAAGCTTATTTTAGAGTAGGACCTGCTGTAGAATCAGCAGCTACGGGTTGGTCACTAGGTCAATGGGGCGGAACACAATCAGGACAATTTATATCTACATTAGATGGAGGTATTAATGCATCAGTTACAAGTTTAACTTTAGCTAGTGCTACATCGTTTCCATCATCAGGTACAGTAATTATTGGAGCAGAACTTATTACATACAGTTCTAAAAACGGTAACACTTTATCAGGTTTAAGTCGTGGTGCATCAGGGACCACGGCAGCTATACACTCAGATGGAGCACAAGTTATAGATGCTGCTACATATGCTGGTTTTGGTGCAGCTCCGTCAGGAGATATAATTACAGCACCTGGTCTATGGTCATTAGATAATTTTGGTAATAAATTAGTTGCAACTATATTTGGTGGTGAAACTTTTACATGGGATGCAGATGATGCAAACGCAGTTACAACAAGAGCAGCTATAGCAAGTGGTGCACCTACAGCATCACGTGATATGTTAGTATCTACACCAGATCGACACTTAGTATTTTTTGGAACAGAAACAACTATTGGAACAAAATCTACACAAGATCAAATGTTTATAAGATTCTCGGATCAAGAAGATATTACATCATATACACCTACAGCAAACAATACAGCCGGTACACAAAGACTGGCCGATGGATCACGGATCATGGGAGCACTTAGAGGTAGAAATGCAATCTATGTATGGACTGACACAGCATTATTCTTAATGCGTTTTGTTGGTGCACCTTTTACATTTGCCTTTGAACAAGTAGGAACTAACTGTGGATTGATTGGTAAGAATGCTGCAGTAGAAGTTGATGGTACAGTTTATTGGATGTCAGAAAATGGTTTCTTTAGATATGGTGGACAGTTAGAATCACTACCTTGTTTAGTAGAAGATTTTGTTTTTGATGATTTAAACACAGTAACTAAACAACACGTTAATGCAGGTTTAAATAATTTGTTTGGTGAAATAAATTGGTTTTATGTATCTTCAGGTAGTAATACAGTTAACAGAGTTGTAACTTATAATTATTTTGATTCTTCTAATGAAAGACCTATTTGGACTACAGGCACATTAGATAGAACGGCTTGGTCAGACTCAGCTATATTTGGTAAACCACACGCTACACAATATGATACATCTACAAACGGTACAGTAGGTTCATCAACGTATGTACAAGGAAATAGTGACGGTGTTTCAATATACTATGAACACGAAACAGGATTAAATCAGGTTAAAGAAGGAACTGAATCAGCTATTGCTGCAAACATAGAATCAGGAGATTTTGATATATCTATTACTAAAGAAGGTGGAGCAAGCACACAAGGTGATGGCGAATACATGATGAAAATTAGTAGAGTTATACCAGACTTTTTAGCACAAACAGGAGATGCAACAGTTACATTACAACTAAGAGATTTTCCAACTGATGTAGAAGCAAGCTCATCCCTAGGACCATTTACAGTTACAACAAGCACTAAAAAAATAGATACAAGAGCAAGAGCTCGTGCTATATCATTAAAAGTATCTAACACAAGTACAAGTCAGTTTTGGAAACTTGGTACATTTAGATTAGATATACAACCGGACGGAAGAAGATAATGGCTAGAATAACACAAGTATTAACATTTCCATCAAGAGAGTATAATCAGTTAAATGCTCAATCTTTAAATAGAGATTTAGATGCTGTACTACAAAAACTTAACACTACGTTTCAACAAGATCTTAAAGATGAGATTGAAGCGTTTAACTTTTTTTTAAATTAATGGCTAACTCATTTGTAAACAAAAAGGTAGATTTAACAAGCACTAGTGCTACTACTTTGTATACTGTACCCTCAGCTACAACAGCTGTAATTAAATCAATTTTAGTGTCAGAAGACACTGGTAATGCGGACACAATTACTGTATCATTAACTAATACAAGTGCCGCCATTTTTAGTTTGTTTAAGACTAAAGCTATTGGCGCTAACGCTACAGTTGAATTATTGACTGCGCCTCTAGTCGTAGAGGAAAGTGAAATTATTAAAGTTACAGCAGCTACAGCAAATCGTTTGCATGTAGTTTTGTCTGCCTTAGAGATTAAACCACGAGAAGTAACAACATAGACTATGTCAATAACTAGAGCACAAATAGCAAGACAATTATTAGCACAAGGTGGAATGCCCATGAAAGAAATTAAAGGGCAGGATCACATGTTGGCTTACATTACACCAAACGAAGCTGACAAACTAGTTAAGTTAGGTGGTCAAGAAACAATGACTCCTGAAGGAATACTTGCTTATCCAGAATATGATAATTATGGTTATAGTAATCAAGCTGATTTTGATCAAGGAAACTATTCAAAATCTAATGATCCAACCGTAAGTGGTTATGCTAGTGGAAATACTCAAACTGGAGGGAATGCTCAAAGAGCAGCGGCAAAAGCAGCGGCGGCAAAAGCTAAAGCTGAAAAAGAGAAACAACAAAAAATAACTGATAACGCAATAGAACAAGCTAGGGTAAATCCTTTTGCTAAAACTTTTGTAGATAGAGGATATGTTAATCCATCTACATTTGATCGAACCAAAGCTGTATCAAAAGATTATATGCCACCAGAAGAAGAAGAAAATAAATTTACAAAAGCTTTAGGTAAAACTATTGATATAGGAAAAAACGTAGGAAAAGATCTAATAACAACATCTTTAACAGCACCTATTTTAGGCCCTCTTAGTTTTGCTGTTGGACCAACGGTAAGAGCAGCTAAAGAAGACAAAGCAAGAAGAGATGCAATAGATGCTCAAATTAGTAATGCAAGATTAAGTGGTAGTTTTTATACTGGACCTGTTAATCCAACAAGAACAACTAATACCGGTCCTCCGGGTGATGGGGGTGATGGTGATAATAACTTGATTCCAAGACCGTTTATGATACAACCAAATAGACAAGAAGTTATTGAGGAAGAACCAACTCCTTATGACTTTGATTTATACGCCGCAAGAGACAATAGAGTAGCAAAAAGATTTGCTCAAGGTGGCAGAACAGGATTTAATATGGGCGGCATGGAAGAAGAAAATTTACAAGCAGGAGCACCTGATTTAAGATTAGAAGGCAATCAAGTTCCTCAACAAGAAGAAATGGCATCAGCACCAGGTATTGATGCAGAGCTATATCAATTATTTATGGACGCTTTAAGAAAAGGTGAAGTACCTCCAGGTACAACTTTTGATGCCTACAAGCAATTAATGATGCAGATGATGTCCGAACAACAAGGTGGACAAATGCAAGAAGAAATGATGCAACCTGAAATGCAAGAAGGTATAATGCAAGCACAAATGATGGAACCTGAAAGAGAGATGGCTGCCTTTGGTGGTATCATGGGTTCTGATGGTAGACGTGCATATGGTTTAGGTAGTGTATTTAAAAAAGCTAAAAGAGCAGTTAAGAAAGTTTTAAAAAGTCCAATAGCTAAAGCTGCTTTACTAGCTGCTGGAGCATATTATGCAGGGGGTGGTAATTTATTTGGAATGCAAAGAGCAAATATGACTGGGTTTAAATTTGGAAATTTACCCGGAGCAGGTTTTTTTAAAAAAAGTGAACAACAAATTTATGCAAATTCATTAAATAAACAATCTAATAACGCATTAAAAATACTTAATAATCCTAAAAATTATACAGCACAAAAAATTGCAGAAGCTCAACAAATAGTTAAAGATAATGCTCCCGTTATACAAAGTTTAACAAAAAATACTGGGGGTATGTCTCAAGGCATGAATCTTGCAGCATCAATAGGTATCCCAGCTATAATGGCAGGTGTTTACAAACAAGGTAAAGCTGATGAAAAACCTATGGATGCAAACACATTAGCTAGAATAGAAGGATACAACAATCCATTATTTGAAGGTGGTATAGGTGGTGCTAGAGCTAAAATACTAGCAGGAGATAATACAGGAATGAATTTTATAGGACGAGATGATATTTACGCAGCTGAAGGCGGAAGAATAGGTTATGCTAATGGTGGTGGACTTACAAAAACTCAAATAGTTTCCTTAAAAAATTTAGGTTATGATACTAAAGGTGGTACAATTCTTGAACCTTTTGGTGGGTTAGACGTATTAAGAGATATTTTAAAAGTAAATAACTATGCACAAGGCGGAGATGTTTCTTCTGAAGGTGGACTTATGAACCTTGGTGGCAATGAAATGGATTTAAGAGGTGGTGGTTTTGTACCGCTTGGAGCTAAAGAAAAAGCAGACGACGTTCCTGCTAGATTATCAAAGAACGAATTTGTATTTACAGCTGATGCCGTAAGAGCAGCAGGTGGAGGAAGCGTGGATAAAGGCGCAGAGAAAATGTATAACACTATGAAAAGATTAGAAGGAGTAATGGTATAATGGGTATAATTACAAAAGGAATGGGAATTATTTTATCTAAATTTAAAAAAGCACCTACTGTTAAAAAATCAGTAGTAGATTTATCAGATGACGGAGGACCTTATGTTCGTAAACAAAAATTTAATGCTAAAAAAGCAAAAGAAAAAGGCGCTATAACTAATAAATCAGGACATGTAGTAGGTACACCAACTAAAGAAAGATCTGCTGAATCTATTAAAAAATATCAAGGAATTAAATAATGGCAATAACAGAAACACGTGCATTACCCGCACAATTTATTGAAGACTTAGGCAAAGATTATTCTAAGCAGTTAACCGCTGCTACAGCTGCATCACAAGCTTTACCTACATCAACGTTTGCACCACAAGTTGCAGGTCAAACAGCATTACAACAACAAGCAACTACATTAGCTGGTCAAGGTGTTGGATCATATGCACCATTTTTAACAGCAGCAGGTCAAGCAGGAACAGCAGCAGGAACAGCATTAGGTGCAGCTGACACAGATTTAGGTACAGCAGGAACAGAATTAACAGGAGCAGGCACAGCATTAGGTACAGCCGGAGCAACAATTGCAGGAGCTTCTCCATTTATATCAGCAGCAGAAACAGGATTAGGAACTGCAGGAACTACATTAGGTGGGGTATCTCCATTTATATCAGCAGCAGGAACAGGATTAGGAACTGCAGCAGGATTAACAGGTACAGGCACAGGAACAGGAACAGGATCAATTGCTTCTTACATGTCACCATACCAATCACAAGTTATTGATGCAACATTAGCGGATTACGACTCAAAAATTGCAGCACAAAGATCAGGTGTTACACAACAAGCAGGTTTAGGCACAGTGGGTAATTTAGATTCAGGAAGATTTGGTGTTCAACTAGGTGCATTCGATGCACAAACTGCAAGAGATAGAGCATTAGTAGAAGCTAATTTATTAAATCAAGGTTTTGGTGTTGCGTCAGGAGCAAGACAACAAGATTTACAAAATCAAGTAGCATTATCACAAAGTCAATTAGGTTTAGGACAAGCACAAGCTGGATTAGCTGGACAACAAGCACAGTTTGCTGGACAACAATTAGGTTTAGGACAAGCACAACTAGGTTTAGGACAAGCACAAGCTGGTATAGCAGGACAAGAAGCAGGATTTGCTGGGCAGAGAGCAGCTTTTGCAGGACAACAAGCTGCTTTGGGACAAGGTCAATTAGGTCTTGGACAATTTCAACAAGGTTTAGGAGCAGCTACACAACAATTAGGATCACAAGATATTGCAACTGTGGGTCAAGTGGGCGCATTAGATCAAGCACAGGCGCAAGCTCAATTAGATGCTACAAGAGAAACAAACAGACTAGCAGCTTACGAGCCGTTAGAAAGACTTGGTATATTTGGTCAAGGTGTTACTGGATTAATGGGTGGATACCCTGCACAGTATCAGTTTACATCACAACCAAATCCTAGTCCTTTAGCTACAGCACTAGGAGTAGGTTCTACACTAGGTGGAATTTATGGAAACATAACTGGGAATAATAAAAGATAATGGCAAATAGAATATTAAGAAGACCAATGTTTAGAAGCGGTGGATCTGCAAACGAGGGCATTACTTCTGGTTTAGATAAACCTAAAAGAGGTTTAGTAGATGAGCCAGGTGGTTACGCTGGAATAGGTGAAACTGTTCAAGCACAAAGAGATGTTATCAATCAGCTTGCACCAAGAAGCAATACTAGCTTTAATGATTTTTTAATTAACACAGGTTTAGATTTAG